TGTATCGGCATGACGACCCGATCTGGTTCACCATCTTCCCACCCAACGGCTTCAACTGCCGCTGCCGCGTGACGGCACTGTCTGAAGCGGCCATGAAGCGGCGCAAGCTAACACTGGTGTACAGCGATGGTAATGTGCGGACCGAGACTGTCGAGGTCGGGGTCAACAAACGCACTGGGGAGATCCGCACTGCAGAGGTGACCATCGTTCGGGTGCTAGATGCCAACGGTAAGCTTCGCCAGTTCCACACTGACCCTGGCTTTAATCACAGTCCAGGCGAAGGTCTGGCCGCAGCGCTGAAACGCAAGGAGTCTGCATGATCACCATCGAACTGGACCATCAGCGAGTCCAGGAAGTACTCCGTCAAGTTGAATGGGCCGTCGGCGATCTGGCACCGCTGATGCGGGGTATCGCGGCTGAGTTCGCCAGCATCACCGAGGAGAACTTTGAGGCTGAGGCGCAAGGTGATGATCCATGGCAAACACTGTCTGAGGTCACCACTGCACGACGCGAGGCGACCAGCACCTGGCCGGGGCAGATGCTTCAGGTAAGTGCCGGTGGCTTGGCGGCCTCGGTCACAACTCAAGCCACAGACAGTAGCGCCCTGGTCGGCAGCAACAAAGTCTACGCTGCCATGATGCACTTCGGCGGCAGCCAGGAAGCGTTTCCTCACCTGTGGGGTGACATTCCTGCGCGGCCATACCTGCCGATGGATGCTGAGGGCAAGCTGCAGCCCGAAGCCGAAGACTCTATCCTGGATCTCGCGTTGGGCCACCTGGAAAAGGCCGCCCGCCAGTAACCGCCCTGGGAGCGCCGCAACGCATTCGGCGCTCCGGTTCATCCTCCAAACGCCTCACAACGCAAACTAATGCTTTATAGGGCTTTATAAAGCTAGGCCCCGAGCCTCTTTCGCGTTGCACTTCCGGCTTCTAGCCGCACGCGGCGAATCTGCACTCTTTAAACCCGATTAAAAGTCTTCGGCCGTTCGGCCGGGCACGCTGTGCGCATCTCCTCCCATCAGCGCACAGCCCATGAAACCACTGCATATTTTCAAGCCTGGCAAGCATGTCGCCATGAGCGGTGACAGCTTCGACTTTAGCGAGTCGGACTTGGCCGCCACCGTGCTGGCCTATGACCCGGCGCGGCATGAAGCCCCCCTGGTCATCGGCCACCCGAAGCATGACGTTCCGGCCGTTGGTTGGGTCCAGTCGCTGGCCACCGCCACCGACGGGTTGATCGCTACTCCAGCACAAATTGATCCCGCCTTTGCCGAGTTGGTGGACAAGGGCAGCTTCAAGAAAATTTCCGCCTCGTTCTACCACCCCAATTCGCCGAGCAACCCGGTACCAGGTGTGTACTACCTGCGTCATGTGGGCTTTCTCGGCGCTCAGCCGCCAGCAGTGAAAGGACTACGTCCCGTCGAGTTTGCTGACGGTGAGGAAGGCGTCATTGAGTTCGCTGATTTTGGCCATGAAACCAGCGCCTCCCTATGGCGTCGTCTGCGCGATTGGCTGATTGGTGAGCGCGGCCTGGATATCGCCGACCAGGTCATTCCGGACTGGCAGATCAACAGCCTTGCCGAAGCCGCTCGCCATGAGGACGAGCCGCGTCCTTCCTTTTCCGACCCCAACCAACCCGCAACCGTCGAGGAATCCACCGTGACCCCCGAAGAAATCGCCGCCATGCAGGCGGAAAACAAGCGCCTCCAGGGAGTGGTGCAGCAGCACCAGGAAGAAAAGCTCCAATCCCGACAAGCATCCATTCACGCAGCCAACGTCGCCTTCGCCGAAGAGTTGATCAGCGCGGGCAAGCTGCTACCTAAGCACAGTGCTGCGTTGGTGGCGGCCCTGGACTTCGCCGAGTCGGGCGACACGCCACTGGAGTTCGGCGAGGGCGATGCTAGACAGCCCGTCGTCGCCGGACTGAAGGCCATCTTCACCGACCTGCCCAAGCAGATCGACTTCGCCGAGAAGGCCAGCAAGGAACGCCACGGTGCTCACGGCCAAGCAGTGGACCTGGAGTTCGCAGAGAAGAACACCGACCCCGACCGTCTGCAGTTGCACCAGCGCGCCACGGCCTTGGCCGCCGAGAAAAACATTCCCTACGAGTCGGCCATCCGCCAACTCATCTGATCCCCAGGAGCAACCATGGCTGATCGTTTGAAGCAACTTCGGGTCGTTGACCCGGTCCTGACCAACCTGGCGCGTGGTTATCGCAACGCCCAGCTCATTGGCGAGGCGCTGTTTCCAATTGCCCTGATCGACAAAGAAGCGGGGACCATTCCGCTGTTCGGCAAGGAAGCATTCGAGCTGTACGACACCGAACGTGCGATCCGTGCCAATTCCAACATCATGACTCCCGACGACCTGGAGGGCCTGGACGTAGTGCTGCGTGAGCACGACATCGCCTATCCAGTGGATTACCGCGAGCAGAGCGAATCCATGTTCGACGCTGAGTCGCGAGCCTCACGCCGAGTCGTCGACATCATCGACCTGCGCCGTGAAGTCGCTTGCGCCAAGTTGGCTCAGTCCCCCAGTACCTATCTGGCTGGAGCCAAGGTGACCCTCGCGGGCTCCAGCCAGTGGAGCAATGGTGGTGGTGATCCGATCCAGGACGTTGAGCGCGGGAAGGAAGTGGTCCGCAGCCGCGTCGGTATCCGCCCGAACACCATCACCATGGGCGCCTCGGTATACGCCTCGCTCAAGTTCCACCCCAAGCTGCAGGAAGCGCTGGGCAGCAATGAACGCAAGCTGATCACCGTGGAGCACCTCAAGGCGCTGTTCGGTGTCCAGGACATCTTCATCGGTGAGGCGCTGGCCAACGCTGGCACGTTCGGCGACATCTGGACCGACAGCCTGCAGCTGGCCTACGTGGCCAAGCCCCAAGCTGGTGCCCAGACCAACTACGAAGATCCGAGCTTTGGCTACACCCTGCGACGCAAGGGTATGCCAGAGATCGATACCTACGACGCCGTCGGCGGCAAGGTGCGCTATGTGCGCAACACCGACATTTATAAGCCCGTCGTGGTCGGCGCCGATGCCGGCTATCTGATCTCCGACATCAACGCCTGAGGTGAACCATGGCAACCACTAAATCGAACCAGGACAAGGACGCCTCGAAACCCGAGGTGGTCCAGGAACATAGCGCTCAGGCGCCGACCGGCGCGACTGTCGCGTCGCCAGCACCAGCACCAGCACCAGCACCAGCACCAGTGAATGGTGACGGTCTCAGTGCGCAACAGAGCAATGACGGCAGCGCCGATCCGAAACCCGAGAAGCTGGCTTATCAAGTCACTGGCCGTACCGATGTGTTGCACAACGGTGACCTCTACGCCGAGGGCGATACCGTCTGGCTCGACCAGGCCAGCGCTCGCCCATTGCTGAAGAACGGCTGCATCAAACCGAAGGATGCTTATTAATGAAGACGAAACAGACGGTACTCACCACCTCGGTGGTGGCCCTGGTGGATCTCCCGCGCTTCGTGTTCGCTGGCTTTGATGGTGGTCTGTGTGCAGCCGGCGCGAAGTCACCCGGCCCAGTCGCGGCTGACACTGAGGCAGGCAACGTGGCGCCGGTGGATGTCCTGGGCATCTGCTTGGTCATCGCAGGCGCAGCGATTGCCAGCGGTGCCGAGGTCGAATCGAACGTGAATGGCCACGCCGTGACCTTGGCAGCTGGCAAGAGCAATGGCTTCGCCATGGACGCGGCTGCCGCTGCAGGTGATGTCATTCGCATCGTGCGCGGGATCTGACCATGCGCTACTGCAACCGCATGGACATTGGCAATGCCATCCCAGAGCTGACCCTGGTTCAGCTCTCCAACGATGACCCAGCTGCCGAGCAGCCCAATGAGAGCGTGATCGAGGAGGCCGTCCGCCAGGCTGAAGAGCTGGTGGATGGCTACATGAGAGGCCGCTACGTCTTGCCGCTCGACCCGGTGCCGACCGTTCTGCGGGATGCAGTGGTGTATCTAGCCCGTCATTGGCTGTATCAGCGCCGCCCTGAAGGCACGCTGCCTGATGCGGTGAAGGACAGCCGCAAGGACACAATCAAGCTTCTGGAGAGCATCCGGGATGGTGTGGTGACGTTGGGCATGCCCAGCGGCCAGATCGCCCCGGAGCCAGGTGAGATTCGTGTTCGTGCTCGCCGTCAGCAATTCGGTGATGAGACCTGGGGCGGTTACCAATGACCCAGACGACAGCAATCCTGGATGCCTTTGTTGCTCAGTTGAAGAACACCTTCGGCCAGAAGCTGGCCGTCGAACTGTTCCCGGAAGCACCTTCAGGTTACCGCTTGAACCATCCGCGTGGCGCCATCCTGGTCGCGTTCGGCAACTCCAAGTTCGGCGAGCCAGAGGCACTCGATGCGGTGTTCCAGCAACGCAACATGACCATTCCGTTGACCCTGGTGTTTCGTCAGCTCAATGGTCGCGATGGGGTGATCAGCTATCTGGATGCCATTCGGGACTGCCTCACTGGTTGGTATCCCCCGCACTGCGATAACGCCTGTCGTCCTGTCGATGAAGTCTTCATCGGTCAGGTAGCAGGCCTCTGGCAGTACACCCAGCGTTTTGCGACCCGTGCCACCCAATTGCAGCAGACCGGCTTCAGCGGATAGCGGCAAAACTCAATTAGAGGACACCCTGTGAATCTCACCACATACAACTATAAGGGGCCGCGCAGCTCGTCGACCTTGCGGGTCGGTAACGAAGAGCTGGAGGTTCATCTGAATCCAGGCAAGCCGGTTAATCTGCCGGCCGAGCACGAATACACGCGTGTGCTTCTGGAGCTGAAACACCTGGAGCCCGCGCCCGCTGAACGGGCTAGCGCCCAGAAAAAAGGAGGCAAATAATGGCCGCCAATTACCTCCACGGTATTGAGACCCTGGAAGTCGAGCGCGGACCACGTGCGATCCGCATTGTCAAAAGCGCAGTGATTGCATTGGTCGGCACGGCGCCCGTCGGCGCGGTAAACACCCTGACCCTGTGCCAGTCCGAAACTGACGACGCGCAGTTCGGCCCTGAACGACTCACTGCCCAGGGTTACAGCATTCCCGAGGCGCTCGCGGGTATCCATGCGTTCGGCGCTGGCACCATCCTGGTCATCAACGTCCTGGACCCTGCGGTCCATAAGTCCAGTGTTGCCGACCAGGAACGTACCTTCGGCATCAATGATCGTCTGCAGCTTGGCAATGGTGCGCTGCAAACACTCACCCTGAAGCCCAGCAGCCAGGGTGAAGCCTACGTCGTGGGCACCGATTACACCGTGGATATGGTCACCGGTCTCGTCATCCGTGTCGCAACTGGCAGCATCCCTGTAGGTACTACGGTCAAGGCCGACTACATGTACGCAGACCCCAGCCTGGTGACAGCTGCGGATGTCATCGGCTCGGTCAGCCTGGCCGGCCTGCGCTCCGGTCTGAAGGCCTTTCCAGACAGCTACAACCAGTTTGGTTTCTTCCCGAAGCTGTTCATCGCTCCGGGGTTCTCGACTCTTAACTCTGTGAGCGTTGAGCTGATCGCCAGCGCGGAGCAGATGGGTGGCATTGCCTACATCGATGCGCCCATTGGCACCACGCCGGCCCAGGCCAACGCCGGACGCGGCCCAGCCGGCACCATCAACTTCAATACCAGCAGCGACCGCGTGCGCCTGTGTTATCCCCATGTGAAGGTGTACGACGCCACTATCGATGGCGAGCGTTTGCAACCATTGTCGATTCGCGCTGCTGGTCTGCGTGCGAAGGTGGATCTGGATAAGGGGTACTGGTGGTCCAGCTCCAACCAAGAGCTGATCGGTGTGATCGGTTTGGAGCGTCCGTTGACGGCACGCGTGGATGACGCCAACAGTGAAGTGAACCTCCTCAACGAGAACGGCATCACCACGGTGTTCAACTCCTTCGGGACCGGTCTGCGTTTGTGGGGCAACCGCACGGCAGCCTGGCCGTCCGTCACCCATATGCGCAACTTCGAGAATGTGCGCCGTACCAAGGATGTCATCGACGAGTCGATCCGTTACAGCTCGCTGCAGTTTGTTGATATGCCTGTCAGTGACTCGCTGATCGACACCATCACCGAGAGCGTTAACCAGTTCGGGCGCAAGTTGATTGGTGATCGAGCACTGTTGGGCTTCGAGTGTTGGTACGACCCCTCGCGCAACCCGCAAACCGAGCTGGAACAGGGGCACTTACTCTTCAACTACAAGCTGACTGTGCCCCCTCCGATGGAGCGCGGCACCTTCGAGACCGAGATCACCGGGGAATACCTGGTCAACCTGGGGAGTGACGAGTAATGGCTGGCTTCGCCGCACACCGCATCACCAATGCCAACATCTACCTCGACGGCCAGGAGTTTTTTGCACGTGCCGAAGAGATCGATCTCGGCAGCGTCAAGGCTGTTACCAGCGACTTCCAGGGGCTGGGCATGGTTGGCCTGATTGAACTACCGGATGGCATCGACAAATTGGAGGGCAAGATCACCTGGAACAGCTTGTATGCCGATGCCGGCACCAAGCTGGCCAGTCCATTCAAGACCGTCCAATTGCAATGCCGTAGCAACGTCCAGGTGTTCAACAACGGTGGCCTGGTCAAGGAGATCTCGCTGGTCACCTTCCTGACCATCATGCCTAAGGAATATGGGTTGGGCAGCTTCAAACCCCGCGATGCCGCGAAGTTCGAGACGCCATTCTCAGCGATCTATGTGCGTCAGCTCCTGGACGGCCGCGAGATCCTGTTGCTGGACTACCTTTCCAACATCTTCAAGGTCGATGGTAAAGACCAGTTTGCGGATTACCGCAAGAACATCGGGCAGGCATAGCCGGACGGACCGGGGCACGGATGCCCCTGCATGGAAGCAGAAGCCCCGCATTTGCGGGGCTTCGTTTATTCGGACTTGCGGAACAATGCGTTGACATAGCCCCGCAGGTGATTCCTTGCAGTAGATTCCGGGTGCATCCCATTCAGTGTGGTTTCTCTCTGCGAACCATCCGGCAAATACACGATCAGCTCATCCCCCACCACGTCGTAACTGGCCGAGTAGGTCGTCCCCTCACGTTCCCACGTCACTTCTTCGTCCATCTGCGCCTCCTCAGCATCTTTAAACCGGATTAAAAGCCAAACCTGCCACCCAGACGAGATGCTTAGGGCTCATTCCCACCAAGCAATCTGGAGCAACGAACATGGCTGAAGCCATCCACATTCCTCTCAAGTTTCCCTTCACCACGGCAGCAGGTGTCTTCCTTGACAAGCTGCCAATTCGCCGGCCCAAGCGCAAGGACATTGCCGCAGGCCAGCGGCAGGCAGCGGACGAAGCCGGGCTTGAAGACTACCTGGTTGCAAAGATGACTGGCCTCACCCTGGAAGACCTCGGTGAACTCGACATCGCCGACTCGAAAACCGTGTCTGCGGTGTTTCGGGAGTTGGCTAGCGGCGGAGACGGTTCTAAGGAGTTGGGACGAAGCGCTGCTCCTGGTGCTGAGGATGCAGCCGAGTGAAATAGCCAGGCTGGAGATAGAGGAGTACTGGCGATGGTGCGAGGTGTGCGAGCGGGAGATCAACCGTCGGATCGAGGCTGCCGAACAGCTGAAACAACGATAGCTACCAGTCCCGCCAATACTCCTAGCACCAAAGCGCCACCCGCTGCCACAGGGGTGGCCACCAGGGCCACCAACGGCAGGCCCACACAGAAAGCCACAACCGCAACCCAGAACGAGAGGTTGGCCAGGCACAGCCAGGCGAGCGCAAGTACCCCGCTGGCCATGACCAGTGCATAGAGCGTGCGAGCGGTGCGGGTGGCGATGATTTCAAACATGATTGCAGCGTAGCAAATAACCTATGGCGAACGAAGTCCTGGTTGGATTAAAGATCGGCGGCGTCGTATCGGGCAGCCTGCATGCCGCCTTCGGTTCAGCGAAATCCACGGTCCAGCAACTGGGCCGGGGCATTGATGGGCTCAGCGACAAGCACAAAACGCTTGGCACTGAGCTTTCTGCCGCACTGGCGCGAGGCGGCACTGGCATTGGGCGCATGCGCCTGCAGTACGACCAGGTCGGTCGTACCATCGATCAACTGAAGGCCAAGCAAGAGCGCCTGAATGCCAGCATCGCACGTGGTGAAACCCTCAAGTCTGCACGTGGCGAGCTGCGTGGTCAGTTTATGGAGACCGCGGGTACTGGTGCTGCCTTGGGCGCTCCGGTCGCACTCGCCGCACGCACAGCCATCGACTTCAAGGACCGGACCAACGACATCGCCATCACAGGTGGCTTCGATGCGGCTGAAGAACTGCGTCTAGGTGAGGTTCTTAGGAGTTCTGCTCTGAAATGGAATCAGACCCAGTTGGAGGTTGCCGCAGGCGCCCAGGTGCTGATTGCAGGGGGAGTTTCAAACGTCAAGGAATTGGAGGCCTATGCGCCTCTCATGGCCAAGTTTGCAACGGCCACACGTGCCAGCATGGATGACCTCGGTTCTGTCGCCATTGCTCTGAATGATAACCTCGGCATTGGGGCGGCTGGATTTGAGCGTTCCATGAATATGCTCGCCTCGGCGGGAAAGAACGGTCAGTTTGAATTGGCCGACATGGCCAAATGGTTGCCCCAGTTGACGCCTCAGTTTGCCGCCCTAGGGATCACTGGCGAGCGTGCTGTGGCAGAAATTGGAGCCTCTCTTCAAATCGCCCGGCGTGGTGCTGGGACTAATGATGAGGCTGCCAACAACTTCAAGAACTTCCTTTCAAAATTGACTGCCAAGGACACCCTTAAGTCTTTTGAAGGTGCTGGCATTAATCTCCAAGACGCAATGACAAACCTGGTTGGCAAAGGCCTTACACCAGTCCAGGCAATGCTTGAGGTGATTACCCAGTACGTTGGCAGTAAGGGGCCGAAAGCTACTGGCGAGTTCCAGAAGGCTATGGCCATAAAGGATGATGCCGAGCGTGAAATTGCGCTGAAGCGCTTGAACGAGGCTTACAAGCTCGGCGAGCTGTTCGCTGACATGCAGGTGCTTTCCTTCGTTCGGCCAGCTATGGCCAATCGCGAAGACCTGAGTGGAATCCAGAAAACCAGCATTGCAGACGCCGACAAGGGAGTTGGCGATGCAGACTGGAAAAAACGCATGGAGAGCCCCAAGGAGCAGCTCAAGGCGCTGACTATCAACTTGTCCGAGCTTGGAATCACGGTCGGCAGCGTTCTGTTGCCAGCCCTTGTTGATGTCACCCAGGCAGCGATTCCACTGGTCCAGGGGTTCGCAACGTGGGCCGGTGAGAACCCCGTCCTGGTGAAGTCCTTTATTGGGCTGGTCGGCGGCTTGTTGGCGGGTAAGTTGGCTTTCATTGGCCTGGCCTACGGTGCCAATCTGGTTATGTCGCCGTTCGTGGCAATGACGACTACCATCACTTCGCTGTCGTCCAAGTGGACCCTGCTTCGTGCCATGTGGCAGATGGGCAAGTTTGCACCGGTCATCACCGGATTAACACGACTTGGCAGCGGCCTGCTCACCGTCTTGAAGTTCAGCGGTCTGTTCCTTCGCGGGATTACCACGGCGTTTGGCGCACCTTTGATGATGGCGGCTCGTGGCGGGTTGATGCTGGGCAAGGTGCTCGGCGGAACTCTGTTGTTCGGCCTCAAACTCGCGGGCCAGGCCATCCTCTGGATCGGCCGTGCACTGATGATGAACCCTATAGGCCTGGCTGTGACGGCCATCGCCTTGAGCGCCTATCTGATCTATCGCTACTGGGAGCCTATCAAGGGCTTCTTCAGTGGCTTGTGGGATGGGGTCAAAGGTCTCTTCAGTGGTGGTCTCTCAGGCATCGCTGGACAGATCATCAACTTCAGTCCGGTAGGCCTGTTCTACCGCGCCTTCGCGGGAGTGATGAGCTATTTCGGGATTGAGCTGCCGGGCAAGTTCACCGAGTTTGGCGGCAACATCATCAGCGGCCTAGTTACTGGTATCAGCAACGCACTCGGCTCAGCGAAAGAATCTGTCCTGGGTATTGGCACGTCGATTAAAGGTTGGTTTACCGAGACCCTCGGTATCCAGTCGCCCAGTCGAGTGTTCATGGGATACGGTGCGAACATCAGTGAGGGCGCGGCAATTGGCATTGCTTCCGAAGCCGACCTGGTTCGCCAGGCCGCGCTAGGTATGGCCGGACTGACTGCCGTAGATCTGGCCACTCCGAAGGTCCCGCCGTTATCAACAGCCGCGCTGCCTGCAGAGCGCTTGCCGCCAAGTCCGGAAGCCATATCGATGGCCAGCAGAATGGGCAATACAGATCCAGGCGCCGCCCAGGCAGGTTCAGGTGGCGGGATGGTCGTCCATTACTCACCAAGCATCGTGGTACCACCAGGTGCGCAGGCACAAGTAGGACAAGCCCTGCAGATGAGTTACGCGGAATTTGCTCGATTTATGGAGCGCTTGCAGCACGACCAGGAGCGCCGCAGTTATGGAGGGCGTAAGTAATGTTCGCTGTGCTCGGAAAAATAGAGTTCGAAGTTGCGGGCGGATTTACCGGTTTAGAGCAACGCGGCTCGGCCAATTGGGCTGAGCACAATCTGATCCAGGGCAAGCCGTTGCTTGAATGGGTCGGGGAAAGCCTTGATGAACTGACATTCACCATGGCGTTGCATCCGTGGCTCGGCGACCCGGAGGCGCAACTGCGCACGTTGGCTGAAGCGAAGAGCAAGCATGACCCGTTGGCGTTTGTTCTTGGAAGCGGTAAGTACGTCGGCAACTTCGTTATCGCCGATATCAACAATGCGCTGAGACGCACATCGGCCGATGGGCGTCCCTACGCCACTGACGTCCAGATCAGCTTGAAAGAATATGCCGGGCCATTTACGCCGAAGGTTCCTCGGCCTGGCTTGATCGATCCTGCTACCTCAACAACTTCGATGGCCAAGCTCTCTCCAACATTGGTCTCGAAGCTTGCCCCGGTGCTGACTGCAGCTCAAAAGGCGCTCGGCTATGCACGCCAGGCCGGGACAATGATTGGGTCGGCAAAAGAGATTTACGATGCGGTAAAGAACACAAGCCCAGCAATGCTGCTTGCCCGAGCGCCACAGCTGCTCGGCGTAACTGAGCGGGTACTGGGGCCAATCAAAGGATTTTCGGAAGCCGCTAGCCTTCTCAGCGACGGAGGCGACCTTGTGCAATTGGGGCAGCAGGTGTTTGGCGATTTTACAAATGCCAAGTCGAGCCTCAATCCACTTGATCTCAATAACGTGGTAGACCGCGTTGAAAACTCTGGCCGCTACGTTTCACAGGCCTACGACAAGTTCAATGGTGCCTCAACTCGCTTGTCTGGCTTGGCTGCGCAAGTCATTACCAGGAGAGCTTAATGTTTCTGACCCACATCACGGTGGAGGGCGAGCGGTGGGACCAGTTGGCTTATCGATACTATGGCGATGCCCACAGGTACCACCCCATCGTTGAAGCCAACCCACACGTGCCGATCACCCGAGCCCTGCCAGCAGGCCTAAAGCTCGCTATCCCTGCACTTGAGCCTGTTGTATCGACGGAGGACCTGCCGCCATGGATGCGTTAGTGCCAGACCAGGTCCCGGAGGCGCGCTTTGTTCTGACCTACCAGCAGCGCAACATCACGCACGATGTCAGCAAGCACCTGACGTCCATTTCATATGCAGACAACCTGACCGGCCAGGCCGACTCGCTGGATGTTGAACTGGAGGACACCGAGAGCAAATGGCTAGACGCGTGGTATCCAGGTCACGGTGACGCGCTCGCTCTTTCGCTTGGATGGGCGGGCAAGCCGCTGCGCCAGTTGAGCCGCCTGGAGATAGATGAGGTGGATTTCAGCTCTGCACCCACCATTGTTGCCATTCGAGCGCTTGCAACCGGCATTAATACGGCGCTACGAACCACAGAACATAAGGCATACGAAAACACGACTCTCGCGGCAGTGGCTCAGGAGATCGCCAAACGCCAGGGATTGACGCTTATCGGTAGCATCGAGCCAATCAAACTGGACCGCCTGACACAGCAAGAGTCCGATCTGGAGTTCTTGCGCAACCTGGCCGACGAGTACGACTACGCCTTCAAGGTGACCGGCTCACGCCTTGTATTTCACGCGATCAGCGAGTTGGCGAAAGGTGCGCCAATTACGAGGCTATCGCTGAAGGACCTGAGCAATGTGCGTTTGCGTGATCAGATCCGTACCGTGCCCCAAGCGGTAACTGTGAAGCACAAGGAGCCCGCCCAGAAGAAACTAATCTCCTATGACATAAAGAATGGCGAGACCGTTGCAGTACCCAGTAGTGGCAGCGGCAAAACCACAAGCGCCGACACCAAGAAGCACCGCAAGCGGGCAGCGTCAGAACAGGAGGCCAAAGCCAAGGCGAAAGCTGACTTGGCCAAATCCAATCGGGAACGCACAACTGGCAGCTGGTCCATGCGGGGGCAACCTGGCCTGGTCAGCGGTAACGTCGTCGCTCTGGTCGGGGCGGGTAAATTGAGTGGCAACTATCTGATTCTGTCGGCCACCCATCGTATTGCCCGTGACGATGGTTACACGGTTGAACTAAGCGTGTGCCGGGTCGCCGCGCCATCGATCAAGCTGTCATTCGAAAACACCCAGCCCGACCTCGCGCTGGCTAACTACGGTTTTGCCCAGGGCGAGGCCTTGGGCTAAGGGGCATCAATGAGCATCGAGCTGGAGTATGGAGAGGTAAGCGCTCTCGACTATCCCGGATGCCGCATTCGCGTCCGTCTGGATAGTCGGGATGGAGTCGAGAGCTACTGGCTGAGCGTCCCGCAGCGCAACACTCAGGGCACTATGCGTCGATCACTGATGCCCGAGCTGGGAGAGCAAGTGGCTGTGCTGCTCGATGGCGATGGCGTCGGTGGAGTGTATCTCGGTGGTGTCTATTCAACTGCCGAGCCGCCGCCCGTCGTTGATGAGGACACAGACTTTGTTCGGTTCAGTGATGGGACGACCATCACTTATGACCGAAAAGCCCATGTGATGGCCTTGGACTGCGTTGGTGCAACCACATTGAAGTGCGCCAAGAACTTGAGTGTTGATAGTGGAGAGCCAGTTTCAGTGAAGGCTCCTGCTGCAGTGCTGGATATCCCAGAGGTGACCATGACGGGCGACTTGATCGTCGGCGGCAATGTTGCAGTCTCGGGCAACATCAATGCTGGCGGCGCGATCATGGACAAGGGCGGCAACTCGAACAACCACAAGCATTGATCCTCTTTAAACCCGATTAAAAGCCAGCCACGTTGTCGCGCGCCCAATATGGGCGCATGACAACGCCTATCTCACTCTCCAACATCACCGCCGTCCACTGGCAGCCAGCACTTGGCACTGCCGGTGCGGTTGTCGAAGGCCTGCGCGATATTGACCAGGCGATTCGCATCATCCTCACCACGCCAAAGGGTAGCGACCCGCATCGGCCGACCTTTGGTAGCGACGTTCATCAGTACATCGACTGGCCCGTGAATCGAGTCGTGCCGCACTTGGTACGTGAAGCCGTTGATGCAATCCGCATTTGGGAACCTCGGGTTGATGTCGTAGAAGTCACTCCCACCATTGAAGGTGCCCAGGCCCGTCTCAAGATCACCTGGCGAGTAGCCAACGGCGTGCCGCAGCTGACGGAGGTCTCGTATGCGCGAGCTGTCTAAGCCAGTGTTTGTCGCCATTGATCCAGCAGCGACGGAAGCAGATCTTATTGCCCGGTATGAGGCCAAGTCGGGTAAAACTCTGTATCCAGCGCAGATTGAGCGCCTGTTCATCGATCAGATTGCATACGCCACGACCGGCCTGCAGATGTCGATCCAGAATGCCGGCGAGCAGTTACTCGTCAGGTTCGCGACTGGAGCAATCCTGGACTACCTCGGCGAGCTTGTGGACACCCCTCGCTTGCTCGCTGTTGCAGGTCGCTGCACGCTACGCTTTACGCTCAAAGTCGCAGCAACTCAGCCACGACTGATTCCCGCAGGGACGCGTGTGGCGACACAAGACAGCAACGTCGCGTTTCTGACCGATGAGGATGTCGTAATTCCGGCCGGGCAAACCCAGATCAATGTCACGGCCAGCTGCAGTACTGCTGGGATCATCGGCAACGGCTGGGCGGTTGGTCAGATCAGTGCCATTTCTGATCCAGCGCTCTCCGCTGATCTCATGGTTGCGAACGTCACCGTGAGCGCAGACGGCGCCGAGGACGAGGATGATGACCGCTACCGTGCGCGCATCATTCTGGCGCCTGAGGCGTTTTCGAATGCCGGCAGTCGAGGCGCATACCGCTATCACGCGATGTCTGTGCATCAGTCGATCATCGATGTTGCTGTCCACGGCCCGGCAGAAGGACAAGAGCCTGGCCATGTCGCCCTGTTCCCACTGACAACTACCGGCCTGCCGAGCGCTGACCTCCTCCAGCGCATGCTGACACATGTCGGCGGCGAGAAAGTTCGTCCACTGTGCGACACCGTACATGCGTGGCCACCTGTCGAGGTTAACTACTCGATTAAGGCCACCATCGTCTTTTTCCAGACGGCTGTGCGCGAGACGGTGATGTCGCAGGTTAAGGTTGCGGCAGAGACATTTGCTCGTGGACTCAAAGCCGGCCTGGGCGCGGACATCATCCCCGAGCAGCTAATCGCAGCACTCCAGGTGGCAGGTGTTTACCGCGCTTATGTCCAAATGCCGGTATTGCCACGCGAGGTGCTGAGTCACGAATGGGCAGTGTGCACTTCCATCGAGCTTATCGACGGAGGCACGTCCAATGACTGATCAGCAGCTGCCGCCAGCACTGGCCAGTGACGAACGATTCGTCTGGCTCAATGAGCTGCTCAACGAGAACCTGGAGCGTCTCGACCTCAACGCAATGCTCGTCTACCTGGTTGACCTGGTGCAGCCATCGGTGTTGCCGATCTTGGGCGAGCAGTTCTCCATGTTGGAGGAGGCAACTTGGCCTGTAGCTAGATCCGATGAAGATCGGAGGGCGTTGATCAAGACCGCCATCGAGCTGCACCGCTATAAAGGCACACCGTGGGCGGTGAAACAGGCACTCGCGATTGTTGGCTATCCCGTCCTGGAGCTGGTCGAGCAGAAAACTTACCAAGCTGAGTGGGTTGCGGCCGGAGGCAAGACCCTGGACGGTACCTGGCTGCTCGATGGCAGTGTCAGCCTCACGCCGCCTGAAACGGGTATCAACGGCCAGGTCATGAAGCGAATGGCCCTGAGCCACTGGGCTCAATATGCAATTCGCCTCAACGCCTCCGAGGGCGATTGGTCCCGCGAACAGCAACAACGTATTCGGAAGGTGGCCGAGGCGTACGCACCAACTCGTGACGAGCTGGTCGGCATCATCATCGCCCTGCAGGCCAAATTCGATTCGCGCATCACCCTCAAGTCGATGGCTGCTCGTCTGCGGCTCAAGTACACCAAGTGCAAGCGCTTCCAGCCTGCCGCCCGGCGTACGCTGGACGGCTGCTGGAAACTCAGTGGCGGTTATGCCGACGTGCTGCTGGACGGAGGCTGGTCGCTGGACGGTCGGTCGCTCAATGGCCGTTCGCCGCTCGGTGCCGTCCTGGACAACGGCCACATCACCACCCGCCAAAAGTTATCGCTGCGTGCGGCCATGACCATGGGTGCTCCGCGTGCTGTTGAGCCGGTTGTCCTGGGTGATCGCTTTCTCTCACTCGATGGCCGCTGGCAGCTCGACACCCAAACGCTTCAGGGCTGGCCGATGGACGAAGGACAAAGCCTCGCCGATGGCCAGCTCAACCGCATTGGCCTGCACCGTCTCGACGGCACCTGGTTGCTGGGCGGCGAACTGGGCGGCCCCGGCATTCAGTTCAGCGCCACCTTGCGCATTAAACACAACGGCATCACGACACAGGAGTCGCTATGAGTAACCCGACCGCAACACCCACCACGTTGGCCTACCGGCATCAGGTCGCTTTGAGCGCGGCCACCGGAGCCGCCATCTCCAAAGCCGCCTGGATGGCCTTCGGGTCGGGCGACAAGGCGTATTCGCCGGATGAGGACGTTGCCTTGGTGGCTGAGTTCGCCCGCGTTCCAGTGACCAACACCGTGGACGGCGCGGTGCTGACAGTCAGGGGAAGCATGAGCGGCGTTTTGGCCGCAAATAACGTCCTGCGGGAGTTCGGTGTGTTCACCGAAGCGGGCGTGTTGATGGGGCGCCGCGTCGTGAAGCCAAAGGAGTTCGAGGACACCAGTGAAATCGAACTCGATCTTGATTTTGAATACTGAGGAACACCGTCATGCCGTTGACACCAAGCTCCAATCCCATTTTTACGCCCAGCGTTCCAGCACTGACCACGTCCAGCGTGGCTCACCCGGATACATGGAATCCCATCCACCAGGCATTGCTCGATAACGATGCAGCTATTAATCAAGCTGTTGTCGAAAACAAGGCGGCTGCCGAGCAGGTGACGGATGAGCTTGCTCAGCGCCTGGCCGGCGTCGAGGCCACCAGCTCGGTGGCGGTGCAGAAAGCGGTCGGCCTGGATTGGCTGTATCGCGGCAACTCGGTGTCGTTCGAGCTGTTCACCGAGGGCTATACCCTGATCGACACCGCGCCGGTGGCGGTCGTCCAGGGCATCAGCGGCGATGACTCGCTAGACCTCGCCGATACCGCGTCGATCCGGGCCGGTGAGTATTACGTGCTGAGCGATACCACTGCCGTGGACGATCAGGGCCAGCCTGCGCCGGTATCGGCGTTGGTGCAGGTGCAGTCGGTGCTGTCGACGGCCCGTGTGCGCCTGGCGGAGAACATGGCGCGCACCTGGGGGGCTGCGGCGACCCTGCGCCGCTCCAGCCTGGCAATTCCCTCGGCGGGCGTGGCTCAGGCGATGCCCGGTGACATCTACCTGTCGCGCTCGATCAACATCGGCAGCGACGCGGAGGGTGGGGCGGTCGTCATTCGGCGCAGCCTCAACTCGGGCCTGGCTCGTCTGCGTTACCGCGATGGCTACCAGATGGCTTGGAAAGAGGTCGGCTGGTCGCTGCGCCGCCAGGGCGGCTCGATTCCGGCCGGTCTGGCGGATTATGAGTACATCCTGCCCATGCGCGGCGACGGTTGGTTGCGCCTGGATGTCGAGGGCGAGTCGATGACGATTCGTCACCTGGTCGCGCTGGGAGCGCCCACCGGCCTGGGCGGCTTCATCAACCCCGACCTGCGCCCCGCCGCGCCGGCGATCAGCGCACCGGCAAGCGCGGCAACCGGCATCATGGAGCGCCCGACCCTGGCACTGGCGGGCTACGTCACGCCATCCGGCAACGCCCAGGCCGCCGTACAGTTCCAGCTGTCGACCTCAGCGGCATTCGCCACGGTGCTGCACGACTCGGGCGCGCTGGTCTCGAGCCTGTCCTACGCGCTGCCGGCCGGCGTGCTGCTGGCCAACACCGTGTACTACTGGCGGGCGCGGGTCCAGGATGTGGCGGGGCTGTGGTCGGATTACTCGACCGTGGCCAGCTTCACCACGGCCGCGTCGTTCGCCTATGTCGTGCCGCCGACGATCACCGGTCCGGCGGCCAATGCGCTTGACGCGCCCGAGCAGCCGACGCTCGCCAGTTCGCCCTTCACAGTATCGGGCGCAGCGGATACTCACGCGGCCAGCCAGTGGCGTATCCGCCGCGCGGATGGGTCGTATGCCGCGCCGGTCTGGGACAGCGGCACGGATACGGTCAACAAGCTCACGGCGGTGGTGCCAGCCGGCAAGCTGTTGCCGGGCCAGCTGACCTACTACGTGCAGGTGCGCCACCAAGGGGCGGCCAAGGGCTGGTCGGAGTGGTCGACGGAAAGCAAGTTCACCACCAAGGCGGCGTTTGCCAATGTAATCGGTATTGCGATGCTCGCCACGGGTGGTGGCGCGGGCACCTGGGCGCGAGTGGACGAAAACGGAGCCACCAAGGTGACGGACGCCTCGTTTTTCAGTGCGCACGCCACCTATGGCGCGATTCAGGATCAGGTGGTCGATGGCCAGAGCATGGTCAGGATTCCGGCCTTCTATGTGAAACGCGGCACCATCGCCTCGGGGGCTAACGCCGGGAAGAAGGCGGTCTGGATTTCTGACCAGCCAGCGGCGGGCTTCACCCTGCACCCAGCGTTCAAGAATGCGGGCGCGGATCTGGCGCAGTTCTGGGTCGGTAAGTACCAGGGCACGGTGGACGGTGACAAGCTGGGCTCCAAGCCTGGCCTGATGCCGCTGGTCAGCATCGCTTTCACGGATATGCAGGCCCGCGCGGCCGCGCGCAACACGGCGGGGGTCAGCGGTTTTGCGTTGTGGTCGATCTACCAACTGTCCGCGATTCAAACGCTGGCGATGATCGAAATGGGCGGCGCCGATTCGCAAGCATTGATTGGCCGGGGCAACACCGCTACCGGCGGTGCCGTGCAGGTAGTAGACCACGCGATTGTCGCGCAAGCCACCTGGCGCGGCATCGTCGGGCTGTGGGGAAACGTCCAACAGTTTGTGGATGGCCTGCGGACCGACGCGTCGTACAAGTACAAGATCTGGGACCGCAACGGCAACAAGACGTTCCTGACCACCACCCGAAGCGCTGCTCCCAGCGGCACTTACTCGGTGACCATGGCTGAGGATGCGGGGGTCGACTACGACCTGCGCGACATCTTTGTCCCGGCCACCGGCGATTCGGCGGCGAGTAATGGTAGCTATGGCGACATCTTCTGGGCGAGTAACAGTAGCGTGGCGTGCTGCGGTGGGAACGTTAACCAGGGGGTGTCGGCTGGGCTTTTTGCGCTGGGTGTCCACCGAGCTGCGTCCACGCCGGACTCGTCGATTGGTGGTCGCCTCGCAAAGGTGTAGTAAATCTCTGCCCGTGTCATGTCTGTGGGCTGGCCCGTCGCGGGCTGCCCGTCTGCTCTGAGGAGAGCGCAATTGAACATTGAAAATGGAACCCTGACCGTTAATGGTCAAACTATGGTGTTGCCCGCGATTCAGGCCGATGCTCGGGTGCGCGTCTGGTCGGTGCCGATGGAATACCGCGAAAGCGGTCTGTTTGTTGCGGTGATGTTGCCCGGCCAGCCGGCCGAGATTCCGGCCTGTTCGCCGGCGGATGCCGAGTACCTGGGCGAGCTGGATTACCCGGCGGCCGAGGCGAACAAGCTGGAGGCGGCGAAGGCCGCCAAGCTGGTTGAGCTGAATGCCGGATGTGAGCGAGCGCTGTCGAGCCTGACTGCCAGTTACCCGCCCGGCGAGCTGCAGAGCTGGCCACAGCAGGTCAAGGAAGCCGCCGATCTGGCGGCCGATCCGCAGGCGGAAACGCCGCTGCTGTCGGCTATCGCCACGGCGCGCGGGTTGACGGTGGCCGAGCTGGCCGAGCGGGTGCGCCTCAAGGCCGAGGTCTATGCGCAGCTGTCGGGCGGGGCCATTGGCCGCCGTCAGGCGCTGGAGGATCTGCTGGTCCTGGCACAAACCTTTGAGGATGTGGGGGCCATCGTATGGTGAAGCAGCGCTTGTGGGGTTTGGGGCTTTGGTCGTTGTGTATGCTAGCCGCGTCGGTGTCTTCGGCTTGGATGCTGGTGACTGTGCTCGTTGGTAGTGACCGGGCGTGGCGCCTGGCGGTTTCCTACGATCAACTGGCCAACTCCACGTTCGGCGGTGATGAAGACGAGACTATCAGTTCGCGAGCCGCCAAGGCAGCTCGTAATGGGAAGCGCTGGGGGTGCTTGTTGTGCAAATTGCTCGACCGTTTTGAACACAAGCATTGCGAAAACAGCATTGAACTAGATGAAGGTAACCGGGGTGATTGAGTAACAAGCTCACTTCATCCATTTGAAAGGCGGCTGAGAGCCGCCTTTTTAAGATTCTGTTGTATCTGCTGCAACGAATAGGGTTGAGATTTATCTCAGAAACTCTCGCGAATTTTTCGCGCGCGGCATCACATCGCCCTGGCCCGCGCCCTGTACGGCGATGCCCGGCTGATCGTGCTCGACGAACCCAACTCCAACCTCGACAGCCACGGCGAAGCCGCCCTGGCCAACGCCATCGTCCAGCTCAAGGCTCAGGG